AAAGCCGTTCGCGCTCAATGTAGTCGAGCTCCTGTCGCAAGGACATCGGCTCGCCGGTGCGGGGGTCACGGATCATAGTGCGCATCCTTTCACATGCGGTCTAGTCGGTCAATCTCTGCGAGCAACAGCGCGCACGCCTTGACCAGATCGCGGCGGGGCGAACGCGGCTTGATGTAGAAGTGGCCCCACGGCCACAGTCGTCCCATCCACGTCGAGAACTCGGCGATGAAGGGCGAACCAAACCCCCAGTAAGCCACGACGTTGAGGCAGTAGCAAATCGCCCCGCGCACGAGCTCGGCCGAACGGTACTGGTCGTCTTTCCCGGCGGTGTGGCCGAGCTCCTCGATCTGCCGCTTGCGCTCGAGCAGGACGTCGGTGACCGACGGCGGGTCCATCGTCGGCCTCGGCATCCGCACAGACACGCCGGCGGTATTCGATCTGTGGTGATAGCGCACCACGTTGAACAACTCCTGGCCGACGACGCGCAACGCCTGCTTGGCGTCTTCGAGATTGTCGATCTGCTCAGGATCGATGGCCATACCGCGCAAGGCGACGGTGACAATCGGATGGTTGCTGGGGGTGGGCATAGGCTTCACTCCTCTGGGTTGACAAGCTCGAAGCGGCCGTCGCGAAAGTCGACCTCTGGCCTCACCCACAGCTGACGATCACTTCCGCGATAGACCACCATGGACTCGTAGTCGGCGAGCGGCGACGCACCGAGCTGAAGCTGTGCGATGCCCACCTCGACGTAGACTGACCCGCGCTTGACGTGTCGCCAACGCGGCAGCGCGCGAGCCTTCGCTGCCTCTGAGGCTTCAATAGCAGACACGAGCGCCTGGGTCACGGATTTCCCGTTCTTGCGCTCATACATGAAGGCGCGACGTGCCTCGCGCACGTGGTCGGGCTTCTTGCTCATCTCAGGTGGCTCACTTCCATCGCCATCTTGCCGAGGACGATCACGATGCCAAACAGGGTGATGATGACGGCCGAGAGGAAGACTGAAGGCCATGGAGACGGCTTGTCGTCCTGGATGTATCGCTTGTAGTGATCGTCAGCGATCAGGACGTTGCGCACCAGCGCGCGCGACCCATGACATTCGCACACCGGCGCAGCGCACGATGCCTTGGGGCATACGGACTGCATCGCGTGCGTCAGTCTCACCTCGTTGACCATGTCAGCACTTCCCTGTCCTGATTGCGTAGATCACCCATTCATCGTAGCCGGATCGGAGACCACAAAACATCGTCTCCCACACAGCGTAGTGTGCTTCGACACGATGGGCCAAGATGAGCGCGCGCACGTGGCGGATGCCGGGAAGACGAAGAGCCCAGTGCGCACGGGGTGGCAAGTGCCATCCCATCGCTTGACCGACAGAAAACCACTGCTCTTCGCTAGTCATGGGGCCCTCGCGCTGTTGGGGTTGTGGGTAGTCTTACACAACTGCACACCTTTCTCGGTGATCGTGATGCGGCCGCCTGCAGTGACAGCGAGTAGCTCTTCGCCTACGAGCATGAGGACCGTCGTGGGCTGATGGGGCAACCACTCGCCGGCACACAAGATAGCGCTGCGCTGCACGACGGCGGTGCCCCCGAGGTCGTAGATGCGATGCAGGCAAGCGAGCATCGGCGTTGTCACTGGGCCTTGTCGTCTCTTCGTCATGCGGGCTTCTGATCCTCGATCATGTGGGCGAGCGCGCGCCGCTCGATGTCGTCGAGGTTCAAGTGCTCCACAGTGAGCGGCGGGCACACCAGGCTCTTCATCGCTGTTGCTGCGCTCATGCCGTAGAAGACGCCGAACCTCATCGCTTTTGCCTTTGCCCGATCAAGACCCCACTTCTTTCCCAGGTCGGTGTGCGATAGTTGAACGTTGGTTAGGTCGGCGAGAAACGCCGGATCGAAGTAGACCATCACCTCGGCGGGGGTCAGGTCGTCTTGAGAAGGGTCAGCCACCGGACAGCTCCTTCGTGATGGCCCAGATGCGATCTGCCTCGGACTGTGGGATCGGAGGATCGGCGCGCGGGCCGACCCAGATGCCCGACACAGGCAAGAACCGCCACCCGAGCGAGCGTAGCTCGTCGGTCGTCACTACGCCGTCGTCGAGGTCCTGTGGCCCCGCAACGCCGTTGCTGAAGATAGTCTCGCGTCGCTCACTCATTGCTTTCGTCCTTTGCTTGCTTGGCCTCGCGCCTTGCACAAACGACCGGGCCATGCCCAAAGCAATCGGCCATGTCCTCGCCCATGCAGCGGTCTGGCGGGCATCCGCAATCGCTCGCGGCCTGCTGCAAATCGCTCGCGCGGGGCTTATTCATCGCTTTCCCCCGTCGGGCACAAACACCAGGGCTACGTTGTCGCCAGACACCGTGCGATAGATGTGGCCCTCGGGTATCTGCATCACACTGGTGCGGTAGGTGTGGTCATTGATAACGTCTACCCACTCATGCAGGACCCCCCGCTTCTCCGTCCTCGCGTGCTGGGCGTCCCACTGCTCAACGCGCATGAGGGCAGCGCGAATAGCGTGCGAGTTGTTGCAGCCGTGACATTCTGGGTAGAGACACGGCCGATTGGCCACAGCTTCACAGCCTGCGCGCACTGCAGCGACGGTGCGTGACACCGGCATGTCACTTCCCCTTGAGCAGCGAGACGATGCGGTCGACCTCGCTGGCGGGCCACTCCCACCGCTGCTTGCCGTTGTCGGCGAAGTGCTTGCGCAGTTTCTGCCGGGCGATGCGCGGCTCCATGTCCACGTCCTTACGCCGGCAGATTTCCTTGAGCGGCACGAGCGCGGTGTCGGCGCCGTTGCTCGCCTTCCTGGGAGGCGGAGGTGCGTCGGGCGCGGGCTTCTTGCTCGTGTCTCGCTCGCGCTCGCGAGTGGTGCTCGCAGCCGCGCTGCTGGGCGGCGGGTCGCCGACGCGCTCGCCGTTGCTCGTGACGAGGATCGGGCCACGCGTGCCGGCCTGCTTGGCGAGCACCGTGTCCTTGACATCGCGAGACAGCTCGTTGTCGGGTATCTCGCCGGCGGTGGTGAAGACTTGCTCGAGCGGGTGCGACACGTCAATGCGCACGTCACGCTTCTTGATGTGGAACGTCTTGCCACGCGCGTCGGCGGGCACACCCCACTCAGCGAGATAGTCGGCCGCCTGTTGGCCCGTGGGGAAGTAGCGCTCGGTGTGACCATACACTACTTTGCCACCTGCTGCGCTGATGTAGACTCCCATCCTTTTCACTCCTTTTGCTGAGCTCGGGAAGGGGGCTGAGGCTGACCCGAGCGCCATATATTAGCGACGCGCGTTGCGCATGTCAACGGTCGTCCTTTATTATTTCGAAGAGCTGATCGTTCAGAATATTCTTAATGCGTCAGGCAACCTAAGGAAATATTCTTACTGCCATTAATTAACCTGTAAGAAAATCTGGGTTTGCGATAAAATATTCTGACAACCCTACGCGCGCACGCGCGTCGCGCCTGACACATCACGCGCGCAGATTGCTCTCTATTTCCGTTTAGAATTACCATGTATCCAGAGAATTGTTTCTGTGCGATTATGCCGGCAATCCGCGCTCGCGATGTGTCAGGGGGGCAGGCGTGATGCGCGCGTTACACGCGTGTAAGCCGACAGGTCTTAGGAGGACTTGATGAGGAAAGATCACTTGATCGAAAGTCTGAGGCGCAAGCGGGACCATCGCGTGCCCTATGCTCTTGAGATGATGAGGCGTGCGATGGTTTGTGCGCTCGATCCCGAAGAGTATAAGCAGTTAACTCAGGGCTATCAATTGTGGTATATAGCCTTTTATGGTGCGCCAGACGTCAACCCGCCTCAGCCCCTTGTGTCTGCGGGTGAGCAGGTCGAAGCTCCGTTGGTAGTCGAGCTGCGTAAAGCGAAGCGTCGTCAGCGGGACAGGTCGAAGCGCGACAGACTCAAGACTTTTGGTGAGGATGAAAACGATGGCTAGAGATGCAGAGTGGCAGAAGGCATTGCGCGCGACGGACGAAGCGCTCGATGATCTGACGCAGAAGCTCGAAGCTCTCGCGATGCGCGTGGAGCAACTCGAGCATCGTCCCCGTGCTGGTCGCCCGCCGCTTCGATTGAATGAAGCGAGCTCCTGGCTCGAGAAGCTTTTGACGAAGGGCCCGTGCCGCGTGTCTTTCGTGCTGCGGAAAGGTGCGAAGGAAGGCTACTCGGCTGCGTTGCTGCGTCGTGCGGCGACTCACATCGAGGTTGTCAAGGACACGGCGACGCGTCGCTGGTCGCTCGCGCGTCATGCGGCCAGCGAAGAGGGCGACGATGACTGAGACGGCTCTGTATGCTGCTGGTTTGCGGATGCTCGGGCGCTCTCCGTCGGTGAGCGATGTCGAAGACGCGTTGCTCGAAGCTGCATCTTTTGACAGACGTTCTCCGATGGTGCGCGCGCCGGGGTATCAGCATTTCTGGCCGACTATCGTGTATGACCCGTCGGATTGGGGCTATCAGGCTTTGCAACTAATGTATCTGACTGGAGTGATGCAACGGAGAGAAGTGCGTCGCGACCTGTGGCACGTTTCTCCTCGCAAAGACATTTACGACCTGGTGATGATGCACTGGCTAGGTTCGCGTTCGCCGTTGACGATGAAGGAGCGGACAGTAGTCTGGTGTCGAGTCGGGAGCGGAGTGAGGACGCCTTGGAGGAAAGTGGGAAAAATCCTCGACGAGTCTCACGAAAAATGTCGGCGAGACTATGGCGTTGCGTTGCTGAAGTTGCACAATTGGTGCCTGAAGAAAATTGCGTTGACATAGGGTGGAATTTTACTGTAGGAAGTTGGTAGAGTCGCAAGAGGGGCGGACTTCACAAGACGACCCAGATTGGGCCTCTCTTCTCAGACGTTGACAAAGCCAGCGTCTCGGACTTCCTATTCTGGCGTTGGAGCCGGCCGATGCGTTGAACGCACGCCGACTTCTCGCATGTGCGCGTGTCGCCTCGAGGTCTGCTGGGTTCTCGCGTTGGGCTGACGTGAGACGCGGAAGCACCTCTTGCAGGCGGCACGCGCACACCTCTTCCTCGTCCCTGTGGAGATCGCGATGACTCAGCAGCCAACTGTCGGGCGGATCGTCATCTACGCGCAAGGGGTCAAGGAGTGCGAGCAACTGCACGTGCCGAAGGGTACGAACGGCACGCGGCACCACCCAGCGATCATCACTCGCGTATGGTCACCCTCCTGCGTCAACCTACAGGTGTTCTGGGACGGCGGGGAAGCGTCGTGCGTGTCGTCGGCGCGAATGATCGCCCACCCGGCCTCAAGCGATGCTGGGGCGCCGCAAGACAGTGGGTGGTATTGGCCACCTATCTCGACGCCTGCGCGTTCTCCTGACCCGACGCCGGCGACTGAAATCGACATCACTTCGCTTGTCAGCCTGCGGATGGATCGTATCCACTTCCGCGCTCAGCCCGGCCTCGTCTTTTCGAAGGCGCAGGCATCTGCACTCGCTCGATGGTTGTCTCGCCTCGCGGGTACTCCACCTGGCCCGGTGTTGATGTCCAGCGAGAACCCCACCGGGTGGAAACTCGAGGAGTTGCTTCGTCAGATCATCGTTGAGCTCGATGCGAAGACGGCCCGACTTCAATCAGGCGAGCATACCCAGGCGGTTCGGCAGAACAACCTCAACGCCTTGCTCGCCTTGCGTCGCGCCCTTCAACTCCAGGAGGCTACTCTTGCAATCCTCAGCAGCACATCGGCCCACGGGACATCATCCGAAAGGCTCGGCGTTTCACCAGGCGCACCGAACCCCTCAAGATCGTAACGGCCTGTCGCTGCGACGACTGACCAACTCGCCGGATGAGTGTCGCCACTGCCTGTGGTTCGCATCGTGCTCGCAGCCTGACGGCACGTGTATCCTGCGGGTAGGCGACCGACTGAACCTCGCCCCGCTGGTGTTCACTGTCGGCGCGAGTGGGCTTGCCTACCTCCTCGCAACACTCATGGTGCACCGATGAACATTGACCTCAGCAGGATCTTCAGTCAGGTGACGACGGGGACCGGCGTGTCTGCCATCCTCGCGGCGGTCACCGCTGTGGCGTCGGGCCAGCTCACGTGGACGCAGGCTGCGCCTGTGATCGTGGGCGGCGTCGTCGCCATCATCTGGCCCGAGAACAAGCCGCTGCAGTCGGCTTCTCAGTCCGCGGCGACCGACTTGGTCGCTGCTGCGCCGACGATCATCTCCGATGCCGAGACGATCATCTCGGCTTTCAAGTCAGGTATGGCGCACGCTGCGAAGGTCACTCCGCCGCAGTTCGTGCCCGTTTCTGTGGCGGCCGGCCAGGTTCCGCCTGGCGACGTTCCTCGCAACCAACTCGGACAGCCCATCGTCCAGTGAAAGGACACAGCACTATGCACTCGCGCAGGCACCTTCTCATTCTGTCGACCGCGACCGCGTTCGGCGCGCTGCTCACCGGATGCGCCGGCAAGACCGAGTCCCAGCTGCAGACCGACGTTTCACTCATCGCGAACGGTCTCGGCAACGTGCTCGGCACGCTCAAGAACATTCCGGGCCTCAACGTGCCGGCCGACGTCTCGGCGAAGATCGATGCCGAGCTCGCTGTTATCAAGTCGGACGCTTCGGCAATCGCCACCGCGCTGACTCCCGACGCCAACACAGTGCAGGCCATCGCCGACGCGGTCAACGCGATCTACCCGTTGGTGACTCCCTTCTTCCCCGCGGCGCCGGCAATCGCCATCGCGGTGCAGGCTGCGCTCGACCTCGTTCCTGTGATCCTCGCCGCCGTCGGCAAGTCGTCCGCCTCCACGCGCAAGGCGGTCTACGATCCTTCGACCGCGAGGCTTGTCCTCGCTCGTTTCGCCTCCTGACGAGCGATGGGACAAAGGCAGTCGGCGCACACGTTCTCCCGAGCGTGAGGCGTCGGCTGCCTTCTTGCTTTTCGACCTGAAGGGACGCCAGCATGTGGCGCTATGTGGACGGCATCGGCATTGCGTTTGATCGACTGTGCAATACGCTGATCGGGGGTTCTCCCGACCAGACGGTCAGTATGCACTGCGCGGTGTCGTGGCGCGACGGCCGCCCGTTTGGGTGCATCATGTGCTGGTTGCTCTCTGTCTTTGTCCAGCGCGATCACTGCGCGAAGCAGTTTGACGATCAGCCCACCGACGTCTTCAGCTTCATTCGCGCGGGCCTCGCTTTCTTCTTCGTTCTCGGATCGCTCGCCTTGATTGTCGAGCGGGTATGGAGGATGCTATGATGAAGCTCGGACGCCTGCCGCACGATCCGGACCGCGTTGCTGCGCTGCCCGCGATGTCGCATAAGGCGATGTCGGCGATGGCGCCGCCCCCGACGCTCGACCGCTCGGCATTGCACTACCAGCCCGCGATGGATCACAACGATGTGATCGGCGATTGCACCGCTGCAGGCCTCGCCAACGCGCTCGATGCGTGGACCGCGACGAAGGGCTACACATCGCGCGTTGACCCCGACAAGGTGCTGCGCTTCTACGCTGCGACCATCGGTCACCCGGAATACACCTTCGACCAGCTGACGCAGACCGACGGCGCCTACATGGTCGACGTGCTCTCCTACCAGGCGCGACACGGCTTCGATACATGCGAAGGCCTCATTCCGCACACCGCGGACTACGCGCGAGTCGACCTCGGGTTCCGCTCGTATCTCGCGCTGGGCATGTCGCATCTCGGCTGCTGCTATGTCGGCGTCGATCTGACCGACCACGACATGACGTCCGATGTCTGGGACGATGATGGCTCGGACCGCTCGTCCGTCGTCGGCGGTCACTGCATCGTCCTGTGGGACTACGCCGGCCTCGATGACAACTCCATCGTGCGCATCGCGACGTGGGGCACGCTCAAGCGTGCGACGTGGCGCTGGCTCGACAGGCGTTTGCAGGAGGCCTACGTGCTGGCGTGGCGTCAGGAGACGCAATCGCTGCAGGAATGGCTCGACCTGGAAGCTGGCCCGTTCGGCTGGCTCGCATAAGGACCTTATCGCCATGCGCCACTATCGCGCACCTCGCAAGCTCACCAAGGCTGTAAGAGACGAGTGGCTTGCGGAGTTCGCGAAGCATGGCAACATGGCGGCTGCGTCTCGTGCTTGCGATGTCAACCCGCGTGCGATCCGCGACCTGATCGAGGCCAACCGCTACTTCGCCTATCGCGTCGAGTGCGCACGCGAGGAGGCCGTTGGTCGACTCGAGAAGGAGGCGTTCCGTCGCGCCGTCGAAGGCGTGAAGAGCTACGTTGTGTCTGAAGGCCGAGTCGTGCGTTACAAGGGCGTGCCGCTGGTCAAGGTAGAATACAGCGACTCGCTCATGGGCCTGCTGCTGCGTGCGCATGGCGGCGACGCATACAAGACCAAGACCGACAACACGCATACGCTGCAAGTCGATAGCGATGAGGCGGCGCGCAAGCTCGCAGATGCACTCAGCCGCAAGTTCGGCGGCAAGCCAGGGGATGATACATGATCGGACCAATCGACATGCGCACAGGTCAAGCGCAAGCCATCGATCTCTCGAAATACAACGAGGACCAGCCGCGCGACGATCACGGGCGCTTCGGCGAAGGCAGCGGCGGCAGCTCGATGTCTGCCGACCAGCATCAGGCTGCGGCGAATTGGCACGCCAAGCAGTCGCAGCAGATCGAGGATCGTCAGCGTCGGGGCTCGGGTCTCTCTCACAAAGAGAAGACCACGATGGACGCGCACGACAAGGCTTCGGCGTTGCACGCGCGCGCTGCTTCTGCCGCTCGTAATGGGCAGCCTCTCGTGGCGGCGTCTTACGAACGGGCGGCTGCTGAACATGCGGCGAGCACAGGCATCGCTCGAGCACCCGGAGTGAAGTGAAGCAGAGGAAGTGAGCTATGCGTCGGCAGCCAGCAGAGAAGAAGAACGTCCTGCCGCTGTCGACCATGGACCTTATTCGGCAGTTCCATGCGCGCATGGGACGGGACGACTTCCTCACGTTCCTGCGTGAGACCCTGTCTGTGGATGAGATGCTCAGTATTCTCTACAGCTGGGAATTCTGGGCGCGCCCCAATCAACTTGAGCCTGATGGGCGCTGGACGATCTGGGCTATTCTTGCGGGACGAGGGTTCGGCAAGACGCGCACTGGCGCTGAGTGGGTTATCAAGAGGGTAAAGGAAGGCGCTCGACGCATCGCGCTCGTCGCCGAGACCGCGGCTGACGCACGAGACGTTATGGTGCAGGGCGAAGCGGGCATTCTCGCGTGCTCGCCGCCTTGGTTCAAGCCCACCTATCAACCCTCGAAGCGTCGGCTGATCTGGCCGAACGGCGCATTGGCGTTCACTTACTCGGCGGAAGAACCAGATCAGTTGCGCGGTCCTGCGCATGACACCGCGTGGTGTGACGAGATGGCCAAGTGGCGATACCAGGACACCTGGGATCAGCTGATGTTTGGCCTGCGTCTGAGCACCAACCCGCGCGCCTGCGTCACCACGACGCCTCGTCCGATCAAGTTGATCCGCGATCTAGTGGCAGACAAGAACACTCACTCGACGCGCGGTAACACCTACGACAATCGATCCAACCTGCCGGACAGCTTCTTCGACCGCATCATTGCCAAGTATGAAGGCACTCGGCTCGGTAGGCAAGAGATCGATGCTGAAATACTCGAGGACGTTCCTGGCGCACTGTGGCAGCGCGACGTGATCGATGCGCTCCGCCGCAAGCCTGACACCATCGCCACAGGCGAAGAGATCGCCAGCATGGGAGCTGAGCGTGCAGTCGCTCGACACATGCGGCGCGTGACCATCAACATTGACCCGGCAGCTACGTCGGGCGAAGACAGCGACGAGACCGGCATCACTGCGACCGGCATCGGCTTTGACGACCACGGCTATGTCATCTCCGACCGCAGTGGACGGTATGCGCCGAACGAGTGGGCCACCAAGGCAATCGCGCTCTACAAACAGCTCGATGCCGACTTGATAATCGCCGAGTCGAACAACGGCGGCGAGATGGTCGAGCACACCATCCACGCCGTTGACCCTAGCGTGCCGGTGAAGCTTGTTCACGCGTCGCGCGGTAAGGTCACTCGGGCGGAACCTATCTCGGCGCTCTACGAGCAACGTAGGGTCCACCACATCGGGTCTCTCGCCGAGCTCGAGGATCAGATGTGCTTGTTTACCTCGGACTTCGACCGTCGCAAGGCGGGCTTCTCGCCTGACCGAATGGACAGTATGGTCTGGGGGTTGACTGAGCTCATGGTGGTCGAGACAGACCGCGCTGTCTTCGACTACTACAAAAAGCAGTACGCGGACCAAGAAGACAAGCGCACGGAAAAGGTAGCGACTAGGGATCAGGTGATCCGGATGCGCGCACCTGCCGGCGTATCCACGTGGTATACGCAGTCTGGCCGCAAGATCAACGTAGGCGGCGATGGCTTTGCTGATGTGCCGGAGACGGACGTCAGAACAGCTGAGCGCGCCGGCTTTCGGAAGGAGTGAGCATCGTGCCGAGGAGACCCGCATCTGACTTCTGGGAACGGCCAGGCAAGGTCGAGCGCTTGGTGTTCCTGTGGTACCAGGAGCCCCGAGTCTCGACGCAGCAGATTGCCGATCAGCTCGGCTGCAGCAAGAACTCGGTAGTGAGCAAGGCACATCGATTGAAGCTACCGTCACGCGGCAACCCGGTCGATGAGTCGCGCAAGATCGCTGACATGAAGCGGGCCAAGGCGATTGCCGACGCGGCAACTACTCGGCTCAACAACCCCAACGCGCGTCCGTTGCCTCCAGGCGCACGCACGCTGCCACCCCTCATCAGCGAAGGGGGTTCTGCCTGGTAACCGGAGACGGTCATGCTGCGATTGAGTCCACCTCGATGGGATGAACAATCCATCCGCCTGTTTCGGATGGAGGTTTTCGACTTGCTTCCCCCTTTCGTCAGGGCCGCGATCAACTTTGCGGCTTTCCCCCATGACCCGCTGATTGTTGAGCAGGTGATGCGGGAACAGCGTCTTTCAGACGTCGAGATGGCTCGTCGGATCATCGCCGCGGATGCGCGGCTAGTAGCAAAGGCAACCAACCATGTCTGATCGTGCGGCCAAGGGAGGTGGTACGTCAAAGCCGCTCGTGGACGTGGGCTTCACGTTCCCCAACGCTCAGTGGGCCGGCGGATACAGTGCAGGCATCACGCTCGGCACCGGTGCGGACTGGTTCGGCCCCCTCAACCCGCAGGCGCCGAGTGCGCCGCCAGAGGTCACCGGCCGTCGCTTCGACTATCCGTCTGGCTACAACCTCAACATCCTACCGCGCGCCTACGAGCCGATCCAGTTCTCTGACTTGCGCGCGATGGCGGATGGGTATGACGTGCTGCGCACGATCATCGAGACGCGCAAGGACCAGATGGCTGTGGGCCAGTGGTCGATCAAGCCTCGCCTCAAGCCCGACGGCACGCCTATGACTTCGCCCAACGATCCGATCATAACGGAGATCTCCGAGTTCTTCGAGATGCCGGACGGCGAGAACTTCTGGGACGCGTGGCTGCGGATGCTGCTCGAAGACCTTTTCGTCTGCGATGCGCCTTCGCTGTTCATCCAGCGCAATCGCGGCGGCAAGATGATCGCGCTGCCTCAGGTGGATGGCGCGACGATCAAGCGGGTGATCGATGACTGGGGCCGCACTCCTCTTCCTCCGGCGCCGGCGTATCAGCAGGACCTGCATGGTCTACCGGCGGTGAACTACACGACTGACGACATGATCTACCGCCCGCGCAACCAGCGCGTCCATAAGGTATATGGCTACAGCCCGGTCGAGCAGATCTTGATGACGGTGAACATTGCTCTCCGTCGTCAGGTGTTCTTGCTGCAGTACTACACCGAAGGCAACGTGCCGGAAGCGCTGATCGGTGCGCCTGACGGCTGGACGGTCAAGCAGATCGAAGAGTTCCAGCTGTGGTTTGATAGCGTGTTACAGGGCAACACGGCCAACCGGCGTCGCCTGCACTTCGTCCCCGGCGGCGTAGCTAAGCAGTTCCTCGACCTCAAGTCGGGAGCGTTGACGGATCAGACGGACGAGTGGCTGACGCGTATCTGCTGCTTCGCCTTCTCGATCAGCCCAACGCCTTTTATCAAGGCGATGAACCGAGCGACGGCGGACTCGGTGAAGGAACAAGCGACCGAAGAGGGCCTTGCGCCCAATCAACGTTGGGTGAAGCAACTCGTCGACTTCATCATCCGCAAGGAGTGGTTCAAGGGGAAGTCACATACAGTCGAGTTCGCCTGGGAGATTGACGACGACGTTGACCCCAACTCCGAGATGGCCACGCTGACCGGCTATGTCAAGGCGGGTGTTCTTGCGGTCAACGAAGCTCGCAGCCGCCTAGGTGAAGACCCGACGCCGGGTGGCGACAAGCCCAAGGCACTGATCGGCACTGGCTGGGTTCCGCTCGACCCCGAGCAAGAAGCAAAGGAAATCCAGTTGAAGACGCCCGCGCAGTTGCGCGACCCGAACGCGCCGCCGAGCGACGGGTCGAAGTCTCCGCCGGGTAAGAAGCCTGACTCGAAGCAGGTCGAGTCTGCTGAAGGCGAAGGCGCCGACGATCAGGCCAATGCGGGTAGCGAGGACAGCAAGAAGCCGACGCAAGCTCCCGCTACGGGCAAGAAGGAGGTCGGCAAGTCCGCTGTCCCTTTTGGGAAAGGACTGCTGGCGTGCGACAACCCGCTGAGGAAGGCGAGTAAGAAGAGGATCATCGATCTTGACCCGGAGAGCTCCACGATACGGAAGCACCGGGCGGCGTTGGTGTCCCTGTGGAAGAAGCATCTCGCCACAGTGGGCAAGGACGTTGCACGCCAGGTGCGCGTCAAGCTCGATGAAGCTTCGAAAGCTGAGGCGCCTGACTCCGACCAGGTAAAGCGCGCTGCCGAGATTGCCAATGGCGTCGACTTGTCTGGCCTGTCCATCTTGATCGACCCCACGGCCGAAGAGCTAAAAGGTGCCGCTCAGGACGCTGCGGGACAGGTGATCGTCCAGTTCCAAGAGCTCGACCCCCACGATCTTTTCGAGCGGGTCAATGCTCGTGCCGCTGACTGGGCGTCAGAAAGGGCGGCTGAGCTTGTCGGGATGCGTGTTCTCGACGATGGGAGCGTGATCGAGAACCCCAACGCCGATTACGCCATCACCGACAGCACGCGCGACAGGCTCAAGCAGATCATCGCTGATGGCCTGGCGAACGGTGACTCCAACGATGACATCACCGACGAGATTGAAGCCGAAGGCTTCGACTCGGACCGGGCCGAGCTTATCTCCTTCACCGAAATCTCGAGGGCGGTAGGACAAGGCGCGTTGGAGTCATACAAGGCTGCTGAGGAAGACGGCGTTGACGTGCAGAAGCAATGGCTCACTGCCGAGGACGATTTGGTAGACGAGGACATCTGCCAGCCGAACTCAGATCAGGGGCCAATCGACTTGGACGATCAATTCGACAGCGGAGACGACGCCCCGCCTGGGCACCCACGCTGCCGATGCCGGCTGGTTGGCGTAGTGGGTGGCCAGGAGGATGACAACGCAGTCGAAGATACGGGAGAAGATTGATGGCCCTCAAGACAATCTACGTCCCCATTACTAAGGTGGACGAAACGCAGCGGATGGTCTACGGCGTGGTGGCCAGCGAAACTCCCGACAAGACGGGCGAGGTGCTGGACTACGACAGCTCAAAGGACTATTTCAAGTCATGGTCCGAAGAGATCCACACCAACAGCGGCGGCAAGTCCTATGGCAACGTGCGCGCTATGCACGGGAAGGTGGCTGCCGGCATCCTCGCGCAACCGCTGGGCTTCAACGACTCGGACAAGGTGATCGAGGCCGCGGCCAAGATCGTGGATGACAACGAGTGGGAGAAGGTGGTCAGCGGAGTCTACACCGGCTTCTCCATCGGCGGCCGTTACGTCAAGACGTGGCAAGACGGAGAGCTCAAGCGATACACTGCTTCCCCTGTGGAAGTAAGCATCGTGGATAACCCGTGCATCCCCGGAGCGAACTTCAAGCTGATTAAGGCGGACGGTGCCGTCGAGGACCGGCCCTTCATCTCACAGGAGGCAGAAAGCGTGTTCATCTCCAACGACCAAGTGGTGGCGAAGGCCCAGGAACTGGCCAAGGCCGCCGGCGTCTCGGACGGCAAGTATGCCGACTACCTCGACCAGGCTCGTAAGGAGCTCGAGGCCCAGGCCAACCCGGTTGCCAAGAGCGATACGGCGCCCGCACAGGCCTCGGTCGATCCTGAGCCGGCTCAACCCTCGGGCGACGAAGGGGCGCCGGCCACGAGCGATCCTACGCCCGCCACGGACCCGGCGCCTGCGGTCGACGCTCGCTCGGTGGTCAAGCAGGTGTGGACCACTCCCGACGGCAAGACCTTCGACAAGAAGGCGGACGCTGTCGCGCACGTCGAGAAGACCGTCGTCCCTATGTCGCCGACCGATCAGCTGAACGTCGCGCTCGAGGCCGCGAAGGCGGCGCTCGCCAAGGCATCGGCCGACGACAAGGAGGAGGGCGACTACGGGGACGTCGAGTACGCGGACCCGGGCTACCAAAAGGACAAGAAGAAGCGATACCCCGTGGACACCGAGGACCACATCCGCGCGGCGTGGAGCTACATCAACAAGAAGAAGAACGCGGCGCAGTACTCGTCCGACGACCTGGACAAGGTCAAGGCCAAGATCATCGCGGCCTGGAAGGACAAGATCGACAAGGACGGTCCCCCGTCGGCGGCCGACAAGGCCGTGCGTGCGCAGACGCTGCAGAAGTCGCTCTACGATGTCAGCCGGCTCGTCTGCGTCATCGAGGACCTCAATTGGCTGCAGTCCAGTCTGGCGAACGAGGCTGCATGGGAAGGCGACGAGTCGCCGATCCCGGCTCAGCTGAAGGGCCAGATCGCTTCGCTCGTCGGCACGCTCAAGGCGTTGGTCGACGAGGAGACGTCGGAGATGTTCACCGACGCCGAGAGCGAGGAGTTCGCGGAACTGATGGAAGGCGCAGCGAAGGCGGTATCGCCGCTCTCGCTTCGCAAGACCATCGACTTCCTCGAGCAGTCGACGTTCTCCAAGTCGGCGACCTTCGCCACGCTGCAGAAGGTGGGCGCGCGCAACTCGAAGGCTGACCTCGAGAAGATCCAGGCGGTGCACGATCATTCTGTGGCGCTCGGGGCTACGTGCGAGAAGGATGCTGACGGCGACATGGACAAGTCGGCAGCGGGGACGCTGACGAAGGCGGACCATGACACGCTGCAGAAGGTGGTGGCCGAGAACGAGGAGCTGAAGAAGGCCGTCGTATCAGCTGTCGAGGGCATCGGCGAGCTCACCAAGCAGATCGAGGCGCTGAAGAACACTCCTATCGCTCCGACGCCCACCAACCGATACCACGTCATCTCGAAGGGCGCTGACGATCAGCCGCACCCGGCACAGCTTGACCCCGGGCAGGCGATGGACTTTCTGAAGACCGCAGATCCGGGCGTGCTTGCTGCGGCTGCCATCAAGTTGAGCCAGGCGATGGGTGGTCGACCGATCACCTACGCTTCGCCTGCGCCGAAGACTTCCTGAGGGGCCGGAGACGGCAAGACCCTCGCCTTGACTTGACGACCGAACCTCCAACCTCCAACAGGGAAAACTCACCTCCATGGACGCCAACACCATTGCCCAGACGCTCGCTGCGTTCCGGGCTGCCTACAAGTCCCCCATCGCCGACCCGCGACTGGGCGACATGCTGCAGAAGAGCACCTTCGGCCAGTCGAACTCGCCCACGTCGGGCCTCACGTTCTACGACCTCGAGCTTGGCGCGAAGTTCCTCTACCCCGTGCTCACCCCGCTGCGCAACTCGATCCCGCGTGTCTCGGGTAAGGGCGGCATCCAGGCCGCTTGGCGCGCGGTGACCGCGATCAACACCTCGGGTGTCCGCATCGGCGTCTCGGGCGGCAACCGCGGCGGCGTGATGGCTGTGGCGACGCAGGACTACACCGCGTCCTACAAGGGCATCGGCCTCGAGGACAACGTGGACTTCGAGGCGCAGTATGCCGGCATGGGCTTCGATGACGTGCGCGCCATCGCGGCCAAGACGCTGCTCGAGGCCACGATGATCGGGGAAGAGATCCTCATTCTCGGGGGCAACTCGTCGGTCAACCTCGGCCAGGGCGGCACGCCGTCGCTGACCGCGAGCACGTCGGGCGGCACGCTCGCCACCCAGACCCTGTCCGTCATCGTCGCGCCTCTGTCGCTCGAGGGCTTCCTCAACGGCAGCGTCGCCGGCGGCGTCCAGGGCTCGATCACCCGCACCAACGCGGACAGTTCGAGCGACACCTTCGGCGGTGGCACCGGCAAGCTGTCGGCCAATGCCACGGTCAGCGTGACCGGCCCGACTGGTTCGGTCGCGGCAACCACCGCCGTCAAGACCGGCGCCGTCGGCTACGCCTGGTTCTGGGGCGCTGCTGGGTCCGAGGTTCTCGGGGCCATCACCACCATCAATTCGGTGGTCATCACGGCAACGGCGACCGGCACGCAGACTGCCGCTTCGCTGGGCACCGCGGACAACTCGGCCAACACCCTCGTCTTCGACGGCCTGCTGACCCAGTCCTTCAAGTCGGGCAGCAACGCCTATCTGGCCTCTCTGGCGACCGGCACCGCCGGCACGGGCACGCCGTTGACTTCCGACGGCGAAGGCGGCGTGGTGGAGATCGACACCATGCTGAAGTCCTTTTGGGACAACTATCGCCTGTCGCCGACGGACATCTGGGTGAACTCCCAGGAAGCGCTCAACATCTCGAAGAAGATCTTGGCCGGCGGCAGCTCGTCCAACCTGCGCTTCACCTCGGACATTCGCGACGGCATGATTGCCGGTGGTGTGATGGTGAAGGAATACCTGAACCGCTTCTCGATGGCGGGCGGTCAGGTGATCCCGATCCGCATCCACCCGAACATGCCGGCCGGCACGATCCTGGCCACGACGGGCAAGTTGCCCTACCCGCTGTCCAACGTGGCCAACGTGATGCAGATCCGCACTCGTCAGGACTACTACCAGATCGAGTGGCCGATCCGCTCGCGTAAGTACGAGTATGGCGTGTATGCGGACGAGGTTCTGCAGCACTACTTCCCGCCGTCCATGGGGGTTATCACCAACATCGGCAACGGCTGATCGACTCGACGCACGGCGCGGGGGCAGCAATGCCCTCGCGTCTTTCGTTGGCTTGATGAACACAAGAGAAAGGAAGGGCGCCATGTCGCGCGTCAAGCTGAAGGTTCCCGGCAACATCTCCGCGCTGTCGCATGGCGGCGAAGAGTTCGAGGTGTCGGGTGGCTACGTCGAAGTTCCCGAACATGCGGTCGACCATCTCGTCGCTTCGCATGGCCTGATGCGGCCGAGCGCCGACGATGAGGTGAGCGAGGACGAAGCTTCGGCGCCGGTCGATGTTGACGATATGAACAAGGCCGAGCTGATCGCTTTCCTGAAGGGCAACGGTGTCGAGGTACCGAAGGGCGCGACGATCCCTGACCTGCGCCGGCTGGCGACGGAACATCTTTCGAGCAAGGGGTAACCCAATCATGGCCGCAGGTGACCTGACGTCTCTGAGCAACGTCAAGGCTTGGCTCAGCGTCTCATCGTCCGGAGACGACGCACTGCTCGGACGTCTGGTCACCTCGGCGTCTCGCTCGATCCTCAACTACATCGGTCGACCCAACCTGCTCGTCCATTCGGTGAACGAAGTGCGTAACGGCACGGGCACCGAGCGGATGATGATGCGCGAGTTCCCCGTTCTCGCCGTGTCATCTGTGTCTGTCAATGGGTCCGTCATTCCGGCGCAGCCCGTCAATCAGCCTTTGGCCGGCGGCTACATCTTCGACCCCTGGGACGGCCAGGACGCGTCGGGGCCACAGCGACTTCAGCTCATCGGCTACTCGTTCTACTGCGGATCGGGTAACGTCACGCTTCAGTATACCGCCGGGTTCCAGTCCGTCGAGGATGATGTAGTTCCGGTCGGAGCTACGCCCTCAATCGTTGTAGCGCGTCCGTGGGCCGGCGACGTGTCGGTGACCTATGCGACTGGTGCGGCGTTGACGCCTGTAGCCTCTGCGCCGGCTGTAGGGCAATATGCCGTGTCGGCCGGCACCTACGCCTTCAACACTGGCGACGGCGGACAATCGATCATCATCTCCTACAGCTACATCCCCGAGGACCTTGAGCAAGTGTGCAACGAGGTTGTCGGCGAGGCGTATCGCCGCAAGGACCGCATCGGCCAGGCGAGCAAGTCGTTGGGTGGACAAGAGACTATCTCGTTCATCCAGACCAAGCTCAACGCGACGGCGCAGGCGATGCTCGACCCGTACCGCCTCGTCGCTCCCATTGGGAGGTGACCTGTGGTTCAGTTCAGCGTTGCGCTTGTCGGTGATAAGGAACTCATCGGCAAGCTCGGCTTGGTTCCTGACCGCGTGCGCAAGTCTATTCGTGCGAAGGTGCGGGCCCTGGCCATCATGCTCGAGAACAAGGTCGCTTCGGAGAAGCTCACCGGCCAGGTGCTCAACGTGCGCACCGGCAACTTGCGTCGAAGCATCTTCAACGAGGTGACGGACGAGGGTGGCGCTATCCTCGGCATCGTCGGATCGTCAGGCGACGTTCGCTACGCCGCCATCCACGAGTTTGGGGGCAAGATCGACATCCCCGAGATTGTGCCTGTCAAGGCGCGTGTCCTCGCATGGGTGAGCGGGGGCAAGACAGTGTTCGCCATGCGCGCACGCGCACACACCGTGACAATGCCCGAGCGGTCCTTCTTGCGCAGTTCGCTTGCTGAAATGCGAGATGAGATCGTCGAGGGCCTGACCGAGGCTGTAGCGGAGGGGATGAAGGAATGAGCCCGGTTCCACCCATCGGGAGACCCACGCGCGAGCAGGTGATGCAAGCGCTCTTTCTTCATCTGCAAGCCATCGCGGACTTCAAGACGGCTGGTCGCAGGTTGAAGTTATGGGCCGACGTGCCGCCAGGTGACCAGCCCGCCATGTTCTTGGTCGATCATCACGAGAAGAGCACGCCACAGCCTCGTGGGTTGCCCAACAAGCTGCTGCTCCGTGCCAACGTCTTCATCTACTTCCAATCAGGCACAGACCAGACAGTGACGCCTGACACTTTGCTCAACGGCTATCTGGACGCTCTCGATGTTGCGTTGGCCCCCGACAACGTGATGGACGGTGTCTTCAGTCTCGGGGGAATGGTAGACCACTGCTGGGTGGAAGGCGAGACGCTCAAGGACCCCGGCGATCTAGATGGTCAGGGACTCATCATCGTGCCGCTCAACATCCTACTGCCGTAGGGTGTCGCTGTTCCTCAACCTCTACAAGGAGACCACGTTCCATGGCTATCTACACCTTCGGTTCCGGATACCTGTGGGGGGTGCGGACCGACATTGCGACTCCCACCCCGCGTCAGTTCGGGACGCTGCAGAGCGTCAGCATCGATTTCCAGTCCACGTCGAAGAACCTCTACGGCCAGAAGCAGTTCCCCGTCGCCGTCGGTCGCGGCACGGCGAAGCTGACCGGCAAGGCGAAGATGGGGCAGATCCAGGGCAGCGTCTTCGGGGACCTGTTCTTCAACACCACGCCGACGGCTGGCCGCGTCGTCGCGGTTCAAGGCGAGACGGCGACGATCCCGGCGACCGGCCCCTACACGATCACCGCGGCCAACGCAGGGCTTGCGGGGGTCAATTTCGTGGAGGACCTCGGCGTGGTCGACGCCACGACGGGCAACCCTTACACCGTGGTCGCATCGTCGCCGGCGACCGGGCAGTATACCCAGGCTGCTGGCACCTACACCTTCGCTGCCGCCGATGAGGGCAAGAAGGTGGCGCTGTCCTACCGATACAAGGACACGTTGACCGGCCAGACCATCACCTACACCAACCAGGACCTCGGCATTCAGCCGGTGTTCCAAGTCGTGCTGCGCGAACAGTTCCAGGCGCCGGGCGGCACGATGCAGGCGACGCTGACGCTCCACGCCGCAATCAGCGAGAAGCTGTCCATCGCGACGAAGCAGGAGGACTTCGACATTCCGGAGTTCGACTTCTCGTGCTTCGCCGATGCGGCCGGCGTCGTCTTCGACTGGTCCTTCAGCGACGTCTCGTAAGGAGGACCTCATGACCCAACCCAGCATCGTTGTCAAGATGGGCGAAGTCGAAGTTGTCTTCAAGCCCCTCAAGCTGAAGCAACTTCGGCTCGTTCTGCCGTTGCTCACCAAGATGCGCACGCTGCAGGCGACGGAGACCGAGTTCATCGATACGCTCGTGGAAATCCTGTCGCTGAGCGGCACGCGCACCGACGGCACACCCGTCACCGTCGAGGACATCATGGATATTCCCATGACTCTCGGCGAACTCGTGGACACCGTCCGACAGCTGTCGGTCATCAGCGGCCTCCGCGTCGAGGATAAGTCGACGGGGGAAGCAGCTCAGGAAGCGACGACGGCGAGCTAGACTTCGCCGAGCTCTACGGGCGGCTGGCCACGACCTGTGGCTACAGTTACCCAATGATAGACGAGCTGACGCTTCCTGACGTTCACGAGCTATACTCATACTGGGAACGACATCCGCCGTTGCACGAGTTAGTAGCGCACTTCGTCGGGTTCAAACCTCCGCCGAAGAAGAAGGCCGGTCAGAAGACGCTAACGCCGGACTTCAAAGACTTCTATCGTGCGATGACGGGCAGCAACCTCCCGGTGTAACACAGGCACCGCACACTACGTCCCCCGCTTCGGCGGGGGCGTAGACGAGTGGATGCACCAATGGCCGAGAACGAGGTTAACGTCAAGTTCGGTGCCGAGATCAACGGCTTCACCGAAGGCGTTGAGTCCATTAAGGAGAAACTCGAAGGACTCAACGGGCCTATCAAGGTTGTAGCCGAGTCTTTCGGTGGTTTGGGCGAAGCGGTGATGGCCGCCTTCGCCTTCAACGAGTTGAAAGAAGCTTTTGAGGCTCTCGCCGAGCCCTTCGAGAAAGTTGCCGAGTGGGCCGAGCAAATGGGCGAGCTCGGCGAGAAGGCGGTTGTCGCCTCTCAAATGATCGGTATGAGCGTCCAGCAGCTGACTGAGTGGCAGTTCGCTGCTTCGATGGTCGGCGTTAATAGCGAAGCCATGACGCACGCGCTCGAGCGGCTTGAGCGGTCGATGGCTATGTCCCAGAAAGGGACGGGCGCACAAGCTCAGGCGTTCAAGTCGCTGGACATCTCGGTAAAGGACAGTGAAGGCAACCTCAAGAGTGTTAGTGACATCGTAGGTCAGATCGCCGAGAAGTTCAGCGAAACTGCGGATGGGCCGACGAAGACAGCCGTCGCTATGCAGCTGTTCGGTCGAGCTGGTGCCGAGATGATCCCGATACTCGATCAAGGCAAGGAAGGCCTCGATGAGTTGAAGGCTAAGGCTGCCGAACTCGGCGTGACGATGGACGATACTCGCGCGCACGCTTTCATGGAAAGTGCAGACGCGCTAAAGGAGATGCACGCCGCAGCGACGGGGCTTAGCGAGACTCTGTTCTCCTACTTCGAGCCCGCGATTGTCGCGGTCATCCACGGCGTTACCGATCTGCTGACCAGCATCAACAATGCGAGCAAGGAGTCGTCTGCACTGCATGATGTCTGGACCGCGTTGGTCCTCGTCATCGACACACTGGTGGCGGCAGTCGCATTGCTCAGCTCATCCATCCAAGCCCTGTGGCAGGTGATCGCGGCTGTTACTGAGGGCATCGTCACCTCGCTGACGACTATCGGCAACGTCCTCGAAGACCTCGTGACCGGCCATTTCGGCCGAGCGAAAGAGGACCTGGTCAAGGGTCTTGACGAGCTCAACACGATCATCTCCGAGCGTGCAGAAAAGTTCGCTAAGATCGCAGAAGGCTATGCCGACACGATCAAGACGCTGTTTCGCAACGTCGGCGAAGCGGGGGTATCATCGGCCAAGCCTGAAGAAGTCCAGAAGCCGAAGCCCACTGAGCAGCTTCATTTTGACCCCTCAGGGGGCGGAAAGGCTGACGACAAGGAGTTTAAGTATAAGCTTGCTATGCTCGATATGGAGATAGCGGCTTACAAGAACAACTATGATATGCAGCTTCAGCTCGAGGACGAGAAGCTCGCACTCATCAAGGCCAAGTATGGCGAAGAAAGCTACGAGTATCAGAACGAACTGCGCAAGCGCGAGGACATGGTCGAGAAGCATACCGAGCTGGTTGCTCGGATGCAGCTCGAAGCTGACAACACGCAGCGTGAGATACAGACCATCGGTCTCGAAGAATACAAGAAGAACCTTGACGCGGAGGTAGCGCAAGGCGCTATCACCAACAGTGAGAAGATCGAGCAACTCAAGGAGTATTACCGTCAAGTCCATGATCTTCAGCTTCAAGGACTTGAAGAGCAGCTCAAAATGCCCGGGCTTAATCCCGAGCAGGTGCAGAAGATCAACGACCAAATCCTTGTGCTGCAGGCGAAGTATAACTCTCAGATCGCCGACATCAACGCGCAAGGTGCGACTGAGTCCGCCAAGGAGTGGCAGCAAGCGTTCCAACCTATCGGTCAAGCTTTCGACGGCCTCGTCTCGACGATCTTGCAAGGTAATCAGTCCATCGAGCAGGCTGCGTTGCGCGCCGCATCTCAGATGGCCCAGGCCTACATCAAGATGGCGGTTGAAGCGGCCGAACGCTGGGCCTGGTCTGAGCTTATGCGCACCACAGCGACGCAAGCAGGCAACGCGCAGCGATCAGCCTCCAATATGGCGGCCGACGCGTCTGCCAACGCCGGTATCCTCACGCGCGTAGCTCGGTGGATCGCTGGTGAGCTTGGTATGACGACGGCGACTGAGACCCAGGACGCCGCACGCACCGCCGAGCAAGCGACTCAGGATACCGTGGCCAAGACATCAGCCATCTTGTCAAACACCATGCAGGCTCAGTCCTATGCCGCTGTCGGCGCAACGGCGGCTGGCGCGTCCGCAGCTGCCATTCCGATCATCGGGCCTGAGTTGGCGCCAGAAGCCGCCGCAAGCACCTATGCGGCGCTTGAGGCGTTCGCAGGACTAGCTTCAGCGGAGGGTGGGTGGTCCGAGGTTCCCGAGGACGGTGTGATTACTGAGCTACACAAGAAAGAGATGGTGCTGCCGGCGAGCATCGCTGATCCGTTGCGACAGGCTATCCCGATGATTTCCGCCTCACTGCCCACGTCGAGCTATAGTTCAGGTCAGATGGGCGGCGAAGGGGGCGGCGTCCACCTGAACTATGCTCCCGTGCTTAATCACAATGGCCGAGGACCGATGTCGAAGCAGGAAGCTCAGCGGTTCTACGCCAGCCATGGAGACGTGATGATGCAATACTTGGCCAATGCGCGTCGCAACGGGAGGATTTAACCATGGGTGTCTATGCCTATGATGGCTTCTCCCACTATGGTTCGGTGAATGACCTGCTCGCACGCTCGGGCAAACTTCAATGGACTCAAGCCAACGAAGTCAGTGTTAACCAGGGAGGTCCAAATGGGATCGGCAAGTCGATCCTGCTTCAGGGCACCAACGCGGGTGCGATCTTAACAGCAGCGTGCTCAAGTAGCTTTGATGAAGCCTTCTTTGGCGCTCACCTCTACATCACCCCCTCACCATTCAACGTCGGGAACAGCGCCACAGTCACGGTCAAGGACCTTAGTACTCAGCAACTTCAGATTTACCTAGACGCTAACACTGCGTCTATCAGCGTCTATGACCATTCTGGTACTCAGGTCGGATCGACTGCACCCGCCGCGTTCCCGATCAATGCGTGGTTTATGTTTGAGGTGCATCCGCACATCTCGACAGGTGGCGTAGAGGTCAAGGTCAACAGCGCAACTGTGCTGACGCTTTCTGGTAAGTCGTTTAATGGGTCGGGTAACAACCACTTCAACCTCATTAGCTGGACCATCAACGGCAGCTTCCTTTCGTCCAGTGGGTATTACCTCACAGACTTCTACCTCACAGACACCTCCATCGATCCTGGGCCGAACCCGCACAACTACTTCTTGGGCGACATTCGCGTGGAGACGCTGTTCGCAGTCAGCAATGGCGACACGATCACGTGGACGCCCCTTGCGAACACCAATTGGCAAGAGATCAGCGAGACTGCTTTCGACGGCGACTCCAGCTATAATGATACCTCGACGGTCGGTAACATCGATCTGTTCCATTTCGCGCAACTGCGAAACACGGTCAATAATGTGATTGCCGTCCAGCTGACTGGGGCTTATCGAAAGGACGACGCGAACAACCACACTATCGCTCACCAGATCAAGATCAGTGGGACCGTGTATGCGGGTAGCAACATGCTGATGTCCAACACCTACACCTACCTGAGCGATGTGTGGCCCATCAATCCCAACACTGGCGGAGTGTGGGCGACGACTGACGTTAACGGAATGCAGGCAGGCTACGGCCTGAGCAGCTGATGGCAGTTCGTGTCTCTCAGTACTTCATTGAAGCAGCAGTCGGCGGGGGATACAGCCGTGTATCACAACAGGTCGGCGAGATACTCGTCCAAGGCGTTGGACAACGTTCCTCTCAGCTTGTTGCTGAGGTCGCTGTTCAAGGGGTGGGCCATCGTGTATCTCAGCAAGTTGCAGAGGTCGCTGTCCAAGGCCGCGGAATACGCGTCTCGCAGTTTGTGCTCGAGGTTCTAAGAACGAATAGGGAGATACCCGTGCCCGCGATATACCCAACGCTGATCGGCCTGACTTTCACCGTTATCAAGCGGCCGAAGTTCAGCACGGAGATCAGCTCGCACGTCAGCGGGCGCGAAGCACGCGTCGGCTACTACGCCAACCCCCTGTGGGAATTCGAGCTCTCCTATGACTTCATCCCGGACGCGCATCCCAACCTGCCCGGGTCATTCACCAGTGACCTTAAGCAACTCATGGGCTTCTTCCTCGCGCATCAGGGGCAGCTCATTCCCTTCTGCTTCAAGGACCCAGACGACAATACGGTGACCGCTCAGCCCATCGGCACCGGTGATGGTACCACATCGTCTTTCACGCTCGTGAGGACCTTCGGTGGAAGTGACGGCACGAGCACTGAGCCGATTGGTTATGCTGATCTGTCGCAGACCTTCAACGTCTATCTGTCGGGTGTCTTGCAGTCTCCCAGTTCCTACACCGTCAACCAGACGATCATGGGACAGCAGACGCTGAACTTCCTCACATCGCCGGCGTCAGGCAAGGCTGTTGCGGTCGACATGAGCTATTACTACGCCGTCCGCTTTGGCGAGGACACCAACGACTTCGAGAAGTTCGCCTACAAGCTATGGCAGCTCAAGAAAGTTCTCCTCCAGTCGATCCGGTCCGAAAATGCGCCAAGCTAGTTCAGCCCTCATTTCTTTCCTCCTGAGCAAGCAGCCATGCTGGCTCGCGGACCTGTTCACCATCACCTTACTTGATGGCACAGTGCTTCGGTGGACGAGCGCAGACCAGCCCATCACCTTTGGTCTGCACACCTGGGCGGCTCAAGGGCCAATGCTCCAACGGTCCAAGTGGAACATGGTCAACACCATCCAGGTTCCTGAGCTCAACATCAACATGATGGCCGGCAACGACTCAACCTTCAACGTCGGCAGCTTGAACATCAAGCAGTATATGCACAACGGCGGCTTCGACGGTGCAAGGCTGCAGCTCGAGCGCGCCGTCATGCCTGTGGCGTCAGGCTTTGGCAACACAACGCTTGGCACTGTCGTCATCTTCAACGGTCGAGTTAGCCAGACGAAGATCAACGCCGTCGGCGCAGAGATCACGGTTAAAGGCGATAACGTCCTCTTTAATCAGTACCTGCCACGCAATGTGTATCAGACGAGCTGTCTGCATACGCTTTACGATGTAGGTTGCACCATCAACGCGGCATCGTTCACCTCTTCAGGAGCGGTCGACACAGGCTCCACAGCTCGAGTCGTCCTGTGGGCTACTCCCCCCGCCAACATCTCAAAGTACCAGCTTGGATATATCCGCTTCACGTCGGGAGCGGCGGCG